TAAACTAACTGAATGTGCTACTACAGGTGGTACATACACAGATTTATCTGGTGCTACTTTTACACAGGTAACTGGCTCTGCTTCAATGCAAACACTTACAATCAATAAAGATTCAAGTAAGCGTTTCATTAAAATTGTGCAAACAATCGGTGGATCATCCCCAACATTTACTTTTAGTATCAATTTGATTGGTGTTAAAAAGTACGGCTAAATAGTTAGCCCTCTAACGAGGGCTTTTTTTTCTCATGGCTTTTACAGAAGATATAAATACTTTTTTTGGAGATTTTTCTGAAAATGTATTTTATGACGGTACTACTTATAAAGGTATTTTAGAACAGCCTGACGAAATTGTTGCTGATGATCGTGTCTTAACAACAGATTATCAATTAACAGTTAAAACTGTTGATTTAGGTTCATTAGCATATAACACCGAATTAGAAGTCAGCGATGTTAAATACAAAGTTAGAAGTGCTAGGAAAATAGATGACGGTACTTTATCTGTAGTTTCTTTAATGAAGGTTTGAAATGGCTAGTAAAAGAGAACAGATATTAGCAAAAATCAAAACCGAGTTAGCAGGGACTACAGGTGTAGGAACTCGCATCTACAGGAGTAGAGTTGAGCCAATGACTAGAGGAGAATCTCCTTCTTTAGTTTTAGAGTTTGTAACAGACGAGCCTACTATTAACAGTGCAACTTATTTAAAAATAGATTGGACATTAAGAGTAAGAATAGTTGTTATTGTTAGGTCACAAACTCCTGATACTACAGCAGATCCTACTATTGAAAGTTTGCATACTAAGATTGTTAGTGATCCAACTTTAGGAGGACTTGCTATTGATGTAAGGCCACTTACCGTAACCTTTGATGTTGTAGAAGCAGATCAGCCAGCAGGGATAGTTTCATGTGAGTATGAAGTAGATTACAGAAGTAGTTATAACGATTTATCAACATGATTTTTAACCCTAACAACCCTAAAGGTTTAATATAAAAACACATACCACCAAACAAGGGTGGATAAAATCTTAAAAAGAAAAACACCCTACAGAGGTAAAACCCGATGGCATTATTACAAAGAAAAAGAGTAATCCTGATTGAGTCTGAGACTACTTATTCAATAGATCCAACACCTACCGCAGCAGATGTTGTTTTAGTAAGAGATCTTTCTATTACTCCACAAGCGAGTGATGTGGTCAACAGAGATGTAGTAAGACCTTACTTAGGTGCATCTCAGCAAATACTGGCTAACACTAGAGTTGAGTGTACATTTTCAGTTGAACTTGCTGGTTCTGGGGCTGCGGGGACTGCGCCTCGTTATGGAAAGGCTTTACTAGCTTGTGGTCTTGCTGAAGCAATTACAGACGAAGACTACACTGGTGCGCCATCTGGTAATGATACCGTTACATATACTCCAGTTTCAACAGGTTTTGGTTCTGTTACTATTCATTACAACGTAGATGGTGTAAGACATAAGGTAACAGGTTGTAGAGGAACATTTACGATTAATGGGGCTGTTGGAGAAATACCAAGTATAGATTTTTCTTTTACTGGAATATATGTCCCTCCAACCGATGAAGCATTACCTACTATTGCTAGTACCGATTATGCTCATCAAGCTACACCGTTAGTCTTTAATCAAGCCAATACAAGTGGTTTTCAGTTATTATCATTTGCAGGGGCATTAATGAATGTAAATGTTGATATAGGTAATGAATTAGTTTATAGAGAACTTGTTGGGGGTACAAAAGAAGTGCTAGTTACTGATAGGGCGACAAGTGGAAACGTAACAATAGAAGCACCTAAGTTAACAACTGGGGCTTCTGGGACATTTAAAGATTTCTTTGCAGCAGCTATAGCAGAAGGTACTTTAGGTAATTTGCAATTTACGCATGGAACTGCTGTTGGTAATAAAGTTCAATTTACAAGTAGTAAGGTAGATATTGGAGATGTAGCTTATGGTGAGGCTGATGGAGTAGTAATGCTTGAAATTCCTTACACTTGTGTTCCAGACGCAGTTAATAATGAGTTCAGTCTAATCTTTACTTAATAAGTATTGACTACTGAGGTAGAGTAAAGAAGTATATATTTTAATTTATGGCATTTGTAAGAAAAAAGACAAAGGTGTACTCTTGGCCTGTAGAGGTTAAAACACCTTCTGAAACTAATATTGGCGAGTTTGAAACAAGTGAATTTATTGGTAAATTTAGACGTTTATCAAGAACTGAGTTAAATAATTTCAATGAAGAAAGCGAGTTTAAAGCTTTAGAGAAAGTTTTAGTTGGGTGGGAAGATCTTAACGAAGAAGATGGTACTCCTATTATGTTTTCAAAAGCTGAATTAAAAAGTTTTGCAGAAGATACAGATTTTGTTGCAGGTGTATTAGATGCTTTTAAATCATTTTACGCAAACGCACAATCGGGAAACTAACTGATGCTGCCTTATATTGGGCTTCGGGTGGCAAAGAAGTTATAGATGAAACACAAAAAGACGCTTCTGCGTTTGGTGTAAAAATCGAGGAGCAACCAAAAGAAGAAGATGAATTTGAAGTATTTGATGAGAATTGGGAGATTGTGAATATGTTCCTTCGTTGTCAAACACAATGGAACACATCTTTTGGAGGTGTAGTAGGATTAAAATATGAGGTATTATTACTTGATGGAGGTCTATTTGACCTCTATCATGTAGATAACCGACAAGAAATGCTCGCAGGTTTACAACTCATGGAAGCTGTTGCTGTTAAAAAACTCAATAGTAAGGAGCAATAATAGATGGCGACTGAAGTTAATACAGTAAAAATTAGTATAAAGACTTTTGGTAACGATGAGTTAAAAAAGTTAAATTCTACTTTTGGCAAAATTAATAAAACTCTTGTTTTAAACAAGAAAAGTCTAAATGATACAGTTGCTAGTATTTTGCGAGTAGATAAAAGAGCTAAAAGTTTTAATGGTGGATTAGCTAAAAGCAATAAAATTATTAGAGATCAAATAGCAGCTTTTAAGGTTTTAAGAGATCAAGTTGATAAGGGTGGTGCATCATATAGTCGTTTTACAAACGAGATAAATAAATTAAATACGAGTCTAAGCATACAGCCGGGGCAGCAATATGCCAGTGCTTCTATGGTTGGGCCTTTTCAAGACACTAGAGGTAGATTTGCAAAATTTAGAGACAGTCTTGTTGGATCTGCAAAGAATATGGGTGTTGGTCAAAAAGCAGCACTTGGAGCATTAGCTGGATCGGGTGTTGCTGGTAATTTTGGTGCTGTTGGTTCTATGGGGTTGGCAGGGGCAGCAGTTGGAGGTGTAAGAGGTGGAGCTTATGGAGTTGGTATTGGTGCTGCTGTTGAAACTGTTAAGGCTGCTTCTGCTGCTGCAAAATATTCAGCACAAATACAAAAACTAGAAATAGCATTAAAAGGTGTCACTAAAACTCAAACCGAGTTTAAGAAAGCACAGGAAGTTATATCTAGTACTTCCAAAAGATTAAACGTACCTTTAGGAGCAGCAACAAAACAATTCACTACATTGTCTGCATCTGTTATTGGTGCTGGAGGTAATGTTGATGATGCCGAGAAAGTATTTAAAGGTGTATCAGAAGCTATTAAAGCTACTGGTGGAGATGCTGAAGACGTACAATCTGCTATTCGAGCCATGTCGCAGATTTTTGGTAAAGGTAAGGTGTCAGCCGAGGAATTACAAGGCCAGCTTGGAGAAAGATTGCCGGGTGCGGTTGTTAAATTTGCAAACGCAACAGGTAGGTCACTACCAGAATTACAAAAAGATTTAAGAGATGGAACTGTTGGTCTTAATGACGTTATGAAGTTTGTTGTCAAACTTAGCGAGGATCATGCTTCTGCTGCTGAAGAGATGGCAAATTCATCGGTTGATGCTGGTCAAAGAATGGCTGTTTCTTTGCAAGCATTACAAAAAGAATTTGGAGATTTGTTTGTACCTGTCGGAGCAATGATTCAACGATTTATATCAAGTATGGCTGATGCCTTGACAGCAGTTCTTAAGTTCTTTAAAGGAACTCGCAAGGAAACTAAAGAAGCAATGGCAGAAGCATTTGCTTTTGAACAGGTCGGTGGTAAAGATTCGATGACCAAAATGGGTAAAAGAGTATTTGCAAAAACAGGTGTGTTTGATACAAGTATGTTGAAAGCTGACAAAAGAAATGAGTTTGATTTTATAGAAGGCAAAAGATTAGATTTTCTTAATGAAGATGAGGAAGGTACGACAAGTAAGTTTGAAGATCCTACAAGTGATATAGAGAAAAAATTAAACCTTGCAAAAATTAAAAAAGAGCTTAATTTAATAGGTGAGCAAGAAGTTAAAAATCTTGAAATACAAAAGAGAGCAGCAGAAATATATAAAGAAATAGGAGGAGATGCTAATACTTTAAATTTGACTATTGAAGGAATAACTGCAAAATTAAACGATGTAAAACCAGCTACAGAAGGTTTTAAAGAGGGCTTCCAAAAACTTGTTGAAGAAGCAACAAACTTAGAAAAAAAGGTAGGAGATCTTGCATTAGATGTCACAAATAAACTTGCAGATGCGTTTGCTGATTTCTTTATAGAAGGCAAAAAAGGTTTTGCTGATTTAGCAAAATCAGCTATTAAAGAGTTGAATAGAATTATTTTAAAAGCAATTTTTATGAAAAATATTGCAACTCCTGTACTAAAATTTTTAAATCTTAATGCAAATGGAAATGTAATAGAAGGAGGAGAGGTTGTACCAAGTGCTATGGGTAATGTATTTGCTAAAAACAAAATTGTTCCTTATGCAATGGGAGGCATAGTAAACAAACCAACCATATTCCCAATGGCAAACGGAGCAGGGCTTATGGGAGAGGCCGGGCCAGAAGCTATAATGCCGTTGAAGCGTGGTGCTAATGGAAAACTTGGAGTGCAAAGTTCTGGAGGAGTTGGTAATATTGTGGTAAATGTAGACGCTTCTGGTACATCTGCCGAGGGCGATGCTGAACAAAGTCAGGCATTTGGAGAATTATTGGGATCAGTTGTAAGAACAACTATTATTGAGGAGCAAAGGCCGGGAGGTTTACTAAATAGCTAATGGCAATTTTTCCAACAACAATCAAACCAAGTTTTACTTTTCAAAAAACAGAAAAGCCTAAAGTGAGGACAACAAAACTAGGAGATGGATTTGAACAAAGGGTAGTTTTTGGGTTGCCAACACAGCAAGACCCAAATCTTTTTAATGTGAATTTTAAACATATAACTCACGAAGAGGCTAGAACAATTGATGCATTTTTAAAATCTCAAGCATTACTTGGAGCTAGTTTTACATTTACACCAGAAACAGAATCTATATCAGCAAAAACTGTAAGTATAACAGTTGCAAATGGAGAGACTGTTGGTGTTATAGCTTCTAATAATCATGGTATTGCTTTAAATGATTTTATAAATATAACTGCAAGTGCTAGTACGTCTTTAGTTCCAACTGGGAATCATTTAGTACAAACATATAACAATCAAAACGAATTTAGAATAAAAACTAATAGCAATTCGGGTAGTACGGCAACATTTAATATCACATACTCACGATCTGGGGCTGGACAATATTTTTGTGAAGATTGGTCTTATACTTTAAATAATGCTAAGACTGCTACATTAAACGCAAAATTTAGACAAGTATTTGAACCATAATGTCTATTCCTGTTTCTGATTTACAAGGCTTAAATAATATATCAATTCTTGATTTTTTTTCAATTGAGTTAGTTGAAAATTTACATTATATTCCTAATAATAGAACCTATGACTATTCTCAAAGTGGACTTGATATTACAATTGGCACTACAATTTTTGTTATAGGGGGAACAGCTTTACATCAGGCACCAGCCGTAGGAGATCTTGTAAATTTAGCTTTCACAGGAAATGAAAACATGATAGATGGTTACTATACAATTTCTTCAGTGGGTTTAGATCAACATAACAATGTAAACACTTTTACAGTTAAGTCATTAATTAGTCAAAATGTATCTACTGTGACTGATGGGGTAACTCTCAAACTTTCAAATACTAATCCTCCATTACCTATCACATATTTATTTCATAGTGGTGTAAATTTAAAAGATTCGCAAAGTGTTGTTTGGCAAGGTAATACCTATGACAAATATCCATGCGAAGCTGAAGGCTATACTTATTCAACTAATGGCGCATTGCCAAGACCAAAAATAAAATTTGCAAATGCTTTTGGAACTATTACTTCTTTTTTAAAATCATATAATATTTTTAAAATTGGTGATTTTTCTTGTCCAATAAATTTTGGTGGCGCAAAAATAACAAGGCATAGAACTTTAGCAAAACATCTTGATAGTATTAATTTTCTTGATAATATAAATCCTTTCGGCACACCTAATCCATCAGCAGAATTTGATAAGGAAATATATTATGTAGAGAGGATGATTTCAGAGGATAGAGATGTTGTCGGATTTGAATTAATTTCAACTTTTGATTTAATAGGAGTAAATGCGCCATCAAAACTTGCTAATGAAGAAGATTTCCCCGGCATTGGTAGGTTTATAAATCAATGAATTGGAAAGAAAAAGCAAAAGAATATTCTGAAAAACTTTATCCTAAAGAAGCTTGTGGTCTAGTTGCGATAATAAAAGGAAAAAAAGTTTTTTATCCATGTAAAAATGTTGCAGAATCTACTATGGAATTTTTTGCTCTTGATCCTGATGATTATGCTGATTGTGAAAATCAAGGAGAAATAATTGGTATATTTCATTCTCATCCTGTATCTAGTTCAATGCCTTCAGAAGTTGATATTTTAAGTTGTAATTATTTAAAGATGTTGTGGTATATCTACAGCAATAAAGATGATTCATGGAATGAAATTACACCAAAAGAAAATTTAACAAATCCTTTAATAGGAAGAAAATTTGTATGGGGTGTGCAAGATTGTTGGTCATTAATATATGATTGGTATTTGTTAAATAAGAATATAACTTTGAAAAAATGGATAAGACCAAAAAGTTTAAAAGAATTTGAAAACAATCCATTATTTGAGAAATGTTCTAAAGATACAGGTTTTAAAGAAGTTACAAATCAAGAATTAAAAATAGGTGACGTAATGCTTATGGAGGGTATGTACAACAAGCTTAGTCATGTTGCTTTATATATTGGAGATTCAACAATTTTGCATCATACTGTTGGTAAGTTAAGTTGTAGAGAAATTTATGATTTAGAATACCAAAAGATCACAAAAAAAATATATAGATATGAAACTTAGAAAGATAAAAGTTTATGGGTTATTAAGAAAATATTGTGGTCAGTCATGTTTTGAGGCTGCTATAAAAACTCCAAAAGATGTATTTCTTTTCTTAAAAGCGAATTTTCCTGATCTTGAAAATCATATGTCAAATCAAATGTACAAAATTAGGGTAAATGGCGAGACATTAGATAATATAGATTTAAACATTAATGGAGATATAGAAGTTATACCTTTGGTGGTTGGTGCAGGTAGCACTTTTAAGAAAATTGCAATGGTGGTAGTTGGTGTAGCAATATATTATTACTCTGGAGGTCTGGCAGGTACTTTTGGAATACAACAAGGAGCCACTTTTGCTGAAAAATTTGTGTTTTTAGCTAAGACATTGCAAACTGTTGGGGCTGTAATGGCAGTTAGTGGTATATCTTCATTGTTGGGTTTAGGTCAAGAGTATGGGAACCCGCAAGACCTTGATATTGCAGATCCAAACTTAAGAGCGTCTTATTCTTTTTCAAATATAAATAATGTTGCAACTGCTGGGACTCCAATTCCGATAATTTATGGAGAGATATTGGCTGGGTCTATTATTATTTCATCAGGTGTTGATTCTTTACAAGTGAGAAAAGATATAGGCGGTAGTACACCGTTTAGGTCTTTAATCCAACAGGAGGTGTCAGAGTAATGGTTAGAATTGTTGGCGATCAGTTTTTTGGAAAACAAAATGTTAAAAAGGTAGATTCTAATTTAAAAGAAGATGATATAAAAAGTATTCAGTTTGCAAAAATAATTGATTTATTATGTCATGGAGAAATAGAAGGTATAAAACTTGGAAGTTTATCTCAAAGTTATTCCTATCTTGAAAATATTTTTTTAGATGATACACAAGTACAAGATGTTAATGGAAGGCAAAATTTTTCAGATGTAACAATAGATTTGAGAAATGGCACAGCAAATCAAGAAATAATTAATTTGATAGATGCGATTGAAAACACACAATCAGTAAGTAGAGAAGTTAATAGAAATCCTTACAACACAGCAGTAAGTGGTGATTATTTTATTAACAATTCAAATAGAACAGCTACTGTTGTGAAACAGGGTAGTTCTGATTCTGGATATAGGTTTAGCCAACTCACACTTTTTGGAGATACAGTTTCTCAGCAACCAGCAAACTCACTTCTTTTTATATATCAAAGTAATACTCATTTATTCAAAGTTAATGAGTATGTAAACATAGAAAGAACTACTACAAACTACAGTAGTTTAGTACGAAGTGAAGAAGTGATTGAAGTTGGAAATGCAGAGAAAAATAATAACCCGGGATATAAATATATCATAATAAAAAGACCAGCTAACTATACTGACACTACAACTAACGCACAAAGAACAACTCCTTTAACTGCTGATGTTATGACTAGCGTAGGAGTCTCTACTACGACCAGCAACATTAATTCTTCAACTATAGATTTCGACAAACTTAGAGTTACTTTACAATTTCCTGATTTGAGTAAATTGAACGATAATGGGACAACTGATCCATTGAGCGTTAATTTTAGTATTCAAATCATAGAGGCTGATGGTACAACACATTATCCATTTGTAAATGAAAGTGTTAAAGGTGTAGCTGTGCGAGGCTATACAAGAGATTATGAGATAGATTTAAACACTCTTAGAGCTAAAGGAACTTTTAATAAAAGTGGTAGTCATGCTTTTGAATTAGAGTTTGACGGTAGAGATATAAAAAATCTCCAAGGAGGTCAAAGTATAAATATAAAATTTTTAGATGGGAATGATACTTTATTTAACAAGACGATTGAAAATGTACAATTAGCAGCAGCTAGTACTTATTCCGAGTTTTATGATAAAACAACTTTTTCAACAAGTATTAATGGGGATGCTTTAGGACTTACTGATGAAGAAATGTTCTCTAACGATGGTCAACTTAAACGTATATTTAATATAGGAATAAATAGTTTGCTTTCAAGTTATCCTTTAACTATTAAAGTTGTAAGAAATGATTTAGATGAAACTAATGCTAAATTCAGAAATAAAATTGTTTTTCAATCATTCACTGAAATAAAGTCAGAGCAAAGACCATATAATAATTTTGCTTTAGCTGGTTTACGATTTGATGCTGAACAATTTGGGAGATACCCAAGTCGAAAATATTTAGTACAAGGAACAAAAATAAGAATACCAGCACCAGATTCAGAGAATAGGACTCCCGAAGTAATTAGAACTGAAAAAAGATCACGTGAATTAAACTTAGGCACTTTTGGAACTATAAAAAACTTTAATTTTATTTATTATCCCCCCGGTTATATTTTTAACGGTACGTTAACAACAACAAAAGTTTTCACAAATGATCCCTCGTGGATATTATTTGATTTACTTACAACAAGTAAAGGTTTTGGAGAACATATACAAGAAGATAAATTAGATATATATAGTTTTTTTGAAGCGTCAAAATATAGTTCAGAATTATTAACATTATCTGACGGAACAAAAGAGCCTAGATTTGCTTGCAACGCAATACTAGGCCAAAAAAAAGATGCTTATCAAGTTATAAGAGATTTTTGTTCAAGTATGAACGCTGTCCCCTTTTATTCTGTAGGTTCTTTAAAATTATCTCAAGACAGACCAACTGATGTAAGTTATGTTTTTGGATTGGCAAATGTCACCGAATTTGGTTTTGTTTATAACAGCACTGCACAAAAAACAAAATTCACTCAATGTACAGTTTCATATTTTGATAATGAAGTTCAAGACTTGCAAATAGCAAATGTTTTCTTAAAAGATTTACATTCAAATTTAACAAACGTAGAAAATGCTTTTGGGATAAATACAAAAAACCTGAAGACTTTTGGCTGCACATCAAGAACTCAAGCAATTAGAGCAGCAAAGTGGTTTTTATTAACACAATTCACAAGAGGTGAAACAGTATCTTTTTCAGTAACAGTTGAAGCAGGTGTGATTGTCAGGCCGGGTCAAGTAATAGCTATTCAAGATCCTCTAAAAATGGGAGATAGAACAGGTGGTCGTATAGTCTCGGCAACTACAAATAACGATAATGATACGACTGTAATAACAGTAGATGACGTTGAAAAGACAAATCTAAGCAGTACTGGAACAACAAGTATGCAATTAACAATTGTTTTAGATACACCAGAAAACGAAAACGATCCTAATTTAAGTCGTAAATATGTTGAAACGAAACCAGTATCGTCTGTTGATCTTGCTCAAAAAACTATTACCACTGATAAATTTAGAAGTAATCCATTACCAAATACTTATTATGTAGTTGATAGGCAAGTTAATAATGTATCTTCTTTACCTAAATATAAAGTAATTAGTATTTCAGAAGGGAAAAATGATGGCAGTTATAGTGTTACAGCAGTTTTATATAATGAATTAATTTATTCAATAGTAGAGTCTGTTGATGCAATAGCAGTTGAACCTGTTAAAACTGTTATAGATTTACCATCACCTCCTACAAATTTAGATGCTGTTGAAAATATTATTCTTCAAGACAATAGGGCTACATCAGTAATTAATGTTTCTTGGACACCTGTTAATGGAGTGAAAGAATATTTATTAGAGTTTAATGTAGATGGTGGAAATCTTAAAAGAATTAAAACATCAGAAATTAGTTTTGATATATTTAATTCTAAGAAAGGTAATTATGAGTTTTCAATAAAATCTATAAATGCTTTTGGGCAACAAAGTAATGATGCTGTACAAATAAAAAGAACATTTCAAGGTAAAACAAAAGCTCCTAGTAATGTTTCAAATCTTTTTGTTGAAGCTGTTAGTGATGAATTAATAAAAATTAAGTTTGATAAATCTACGGAGCTTGATGTTTTACATGGTGGATTTGTTGCTTATTGCTATGACAGTAATACTGATGGCAGTGGAAGTTTTTTCCTTGATAATGATACATTATCTTTTCCGGGAAATTCTTCAGAAATTATTGTCCAAAATCTTCCCGGTGAGCATATGCTTAAATTTATTGATGATGGAGGTAGAGCAAGCTTGAACTCTACGTCAATAGTTATTAATACAACTCCAGCTTCTAATGTTCAATATAATAATATAAAGAAACAAACGACTGCAACTGTTCAAACCATAGCAGAACATACAACTAGCCCAAAATTCCAAGGGTTTTCTGGCATACCTCTCTTCAACACCGAATTTAGTTCATCACTTGATGCCTTAACATTGACAAGCACTGGAGTAACAAGTGGATCGGCAGCATATTTATTTAAAGATATATTAGATTTAAAACAAGTTGCAACAGTTCAATTAGAAAAAGTAATATCTGCGGAAGGTATATCAAATGTAAATTGGGATGACCATGTTGGAAATGTAGATACATTCAGGACTTGGGATCAACTAGCCATTTCTGAAACATTTGATATTTCATTAAAATTAAAAGTACAATCCACAAATAATGCACCAGCAAATTCATCAAGTTATGTAGTAAACGATTTTAATAATTGTCCGTTTGTTGAAGTTACCAACTCTACATTTATAGGTAGAGGATTTAGGTTTGTTTTAGAGTTATTTTGCAGAAACTTAAATCAAAATATAAAAGTAAAACAACTTGGATGCAATGCAAAAATTAACAGAAGAACAGAGACTAGTATTCAAACATTAACCACATCAAGTACTCAGGATACGGTAGTTACCTTTGCAAAACCATTTTTTGCTGGTGATGCTTCTTTAACGATTGGAGCAAATCTGAAACCGCATATAGAAATTACACTTTTAAATGCTAATGCAACAGATTACCCAGATATTACAAATGTTTCAAATACAGGTTTTACACTAAATGCAAGAAATAGTAGTAATGGCAGAGTAGCTAGAGATTTTACTTTTGTTGCTATTGGTTACGGATAAATTACAATGTATAATAAATAAAAAAATAAAATGTCAAATAATAATGACTATGTAATAGCAAACGATACAGGTCAAGAAGTTCGTTTAGATATACAAGATGCTTTTCAACAGTTAGCTAGTAATAATTTTGGTACAACTCCTCCAGCTAATTCAGTATTTGAGCACCAATGGTTTGCTAATGGAGATACTGGCAAATTGATGTATAAAGATGCAAGTACTGGCAATAACGCATCAACAAATTACTTTAACTTAGCAAATTTAACTGGAGGTCTTTTTGTAGATCAAGCAAGTACTTTTAATGGTGATGTGGTTTTTAAAGGGACAGATTCAAGCGGTTCATTTGACATTACGTTTGATGCTGATAATACAAGCGGAAGAGGAGCTTTAATTTTTAAAGATGAAACAAGAATAACATTAGGAACTGGAAATGATTTTGTAATATCACATTTGATTGATATAAATGCTTTTGCCGCTTTAACTGATAAACGAACAGTTTTAACAACCAGAACAAATAATGCTGCACAAGAATGTTTTTTGCTACAAACACAAGATAGTTCTGATACAGATAGTGCCTATAAAGCTTATTTAAATGCTGGACAACATTTGTTTTTTAATGGTTCAGAAAAATTAGCTACTACTGCTAATGGAATTGAAGTTGCTGGCAGTATTTTACCAACTACAGATAATGATAAACCACTTGGATCTTCTTCAAAAAGATTTTCAACATTACATTCTGGTGCTTTAAATACAGGAGATATAAACATGAGTAATTTAAACGATAGTGGAAATGAAATAGATGGTAGTCAAGGCAGTTGGTCAATACAAGAAGGATCATCTGATTTGTTTTTAATAAATAGAGTTAGTGGTAAAAAATATAAATTTAATCTTACTGAGGTAACATGAGCTATTCTTAAGATAGTTGTTAATTTATTATGGCAATTCAACCCGGAACATATAATTTTACGTTACAACGAAGATCAGATTATAGTATTCCTTTGTTATTTAAAGATGGGAATGATGCAGCGATAAATTTAACAGGATATACAGTAAAAGCACAAGTTTGGGATGAAACACGCACCACAAAATATGCAGATTTTGCAACAACATATACGGATCGTGCTGCTGGTTCCGTTAGCATAGCTTTAACAGATGTACAGACTGAAACATTCATGCCTGATAAATTATATTATGATGTTTTATTAATTAACGGAGCAGGGTTAAAAGAATATTATTTAGAGGGTATCATTACTGTAAGTGAAGGATACACAGCATGACTTCTGTAAATGTTACAACTACAAAAAATACAGTTACCGTAACTGAAGGTGATACAAGAATTGTCACTATAAAAACAGCAGGGCCACAAGGCCCAGCTTTTGCTGATGGTGATATAGGTGATATTGTTATTAGTGGCGGTGGAACGGTAGCGACTATTGACGATGGAGTAGTTAATAATGCAAAGATAGCTAGTAATGCTGCGATTGCATTATCAAAACTTGCTACTGGAGCGTTACCAACGGCTATAACTGTAACCAGTGCGAACATATCTGATCTTAGCATTGTTAATGCTGATATAAATGCTAGTGCAGCGATTGATGGTTCTAAATTACAGGCATCATCCGCATCTAATTCTGGAACGATGTCTGCTGCTGATTTTACAAAGTTAGCTGCAATTGAGACTAATGCGACAGTAGATCAGACAGCAAGTGAAATCAAGACTCTTTTTAATAGTAATGGCCTTACCAATTCACAGATAGGTACTGGTGCTGCAATAGCTGGAACAAAGATTTCTCCTGATTTTGGATCGCAGAATATAACTTCTACTGGGAATATTAGTGCTAATGCTGTTAGTGGTGCTTCTTTCAGTGGTAATGGTGCAAGTATAACTAATATTGATGCTGCGAATATAGCATCAGGTCAGATCGCTTCAGCAAGAGTACCAACACTTAACCAAAATACTACAGGATCTGCTGCTACATTCACCACTGCAAGAACTATCGCTGGTGTTAGTTTTGATGGTTCTGCCAATATTGATATTTCATATGCAAACCTTACCAATAAGTTGTCTGTAGGTGACGGTGGATTAACGCAGAATAACTTTACTAATACATTAAAAACTAAATTAGATGGAATAGAAACAGCAGCTACAGCAGATCAGACAGCGGCAGAAATTTTAACTCTATTATCTGACCAGGATATAGCTACAACTGGAAATATAACCGTTGGAGGAACAGTAGATGGAGTTGATATAGCTACAAGAGATACTTTATTTGGTGGATTAACTTCTAGTTCTGGTGTCTTAACTAATGGAGTAACTGGAACGACCCAATCAGCAAGTGATAACTCTACTAAGGTTGCTACAACAGCTTATACAGATACAGCAATAGCAAATCTGATAAATGGCGCACCTTCCGCATTGGATACTTTGAATGAACTTGCAGCAGCTATGTCGGATGACGCTGCGTTTAGTACAACAGTTACAAATTCAATAGCAACAAAGATGCCTTTAGCTGGCGGTCAGTTTACAGGCAATATTACTTTTTCTGGTAGTCAAACAGTAGATGGTAGAGATTTATCTGCTGATGGTACGA